TTAACTCTGTAAATTTACGCTGGAATTGCTCAAGAGGGCTGAAGCACTCATGATCGTACCCTTCGCGAAGGTATATAACGCGTCGAGTCTTGGGCTCCCACCTGATGACGTGGACGGTGATGCCTCTGTGGTCTCTGAATCGCCGGTCAACTTCAGCCATTCCTCACGCCCCTTCTCGTTCATCAGTGCAAATGCCTCTACCATCGCGTTCTCAGGCTGGTAGTTGTTCTGATCCGCCTGGTTGTTTAATCTCTCCACATAGCCGAACGTGGAATCTTTTCCCACCAGCGGAAGGCATCTGAATTGCTTCGCTGGTCTCAATCGGTTTAAACTGTTCATGCGTTAGTTTCTCCACTGAATACGACACGCCACGACGCCCGGAGCTGCACACTCGCGGGCGTCACTTCTTTTGGCTCTTCTTACGGCTAAACAGCGCGACAATCGCGCGGATCTCTTCTTCACGCGCTGCCAAATGGCGGCGGTGATATTCGTTGATTTCTTCAGCTTCATGACGTTCGATTACTCCATCTTCGAGAGCTCTCTGGATCACGGTATCAACACGTCCACGCGCTGCTGACGTTCTCATGGCACGATCAAACAGGTCGACACGATCAAGGTCTTCAAGTTGAGGAACGTCCACCAGCAGCGCACCACGGCGACGGGCAAAGTAATCCGCCAGGAGGGACGTATTCGAGATGTCTTCCATCGCCTCCAGCTCATTCACTTCGAAGAAACGGCAGCCGTTCTTCTCGTACAGGTTGTTATTGAACTGCGTTACGGACATGCCAAGAGCACCGGCCATAGCCTCACGGCCCCCTGGGTACGCTTTACACATCGCTTTAACCACTTCTTTCAGGCTTGGCTCTACCATGTTGTATTTCCTTTGGTAGTTATCAGATGACTGCTTTCACATTACGATTGCCTTCGCCTATTACTTCTTCAGCTACTTGGTAGCGGCTCGGGTACAAAATATGTAATTCGCTGATCTCTCCTTTGAAGAACTTGGCAAGACGTTCTGCAAGCTCTACTGACGGAACCTGTTCGCATCTTTCAATGCGACTTAATGTTGCCGGATCGACCTGTACGCCTGTTGCAACATGCAACAAGGTCATACCGTGCGATTTGCGCAATTTTCTCAATGGTGATTGCATAATCCCTCCTTCATTTGCGTATTACGCATGTTATTTCATGCTGGCGAATTGCGCAAGTTGCTTTGCACGACACGCAAAAAACACATGTAATAGACGCATGAATATAGGATCACGTATCAGACAGCTTCGCTTGGCGAAGAACATGAAAATCTCAGAGCTTGCAGAGTCTGTGGGGGTTGATGCTGCTAACATTTCCCGCCTTGAAACAGGAAAACAAAAGCAGTTTTCAGAACAAACACTTAACCGACTTGCTCACGCTTTAAGCGTAAAAGTCCCAGACCTATTTACCTCTGTCGAAAATGAGTCTACTGTATGTATAAACAGTGAAAGTGATTCATCATCGCTAAGTATTGGTGATGTTTATAGAGTCGAGGTACTTGATGTGAGCGCAAGCGCCGGAGCAGGACACATACAGAGCAGTGATGTCATTGATGTCATACATGCTATTGAATATAACAATGACCAAGCATTAACCATGTTTGGGGGCAGATCTTCTTCTGGGGTCAAAGTTATAAACGTTCGTGGTGATAGCATGGCATCAACCATCGAGCCAGGAGACCTAATTTTTGTAGATGTTAACGTGAATGAATTCGATGGCGATGGAATTTATGTCTTTGGTTTCGATGGGAAAGTCTACGTTAAGCGATTGCAGATGATCCCTGACCAACTTTTGGTTATCTCTGACAATCCAAAGTATCGTGAATGGAATATCACTAAAGATAACGAGCATAGGTTCTTCATTTACGGAAAGGTTTTAATAAGCCAGTCGCAATCCTTTAAGCGGCATGGATAGTTAACTTTATGAAAAATCAGACCTCATGCGAGGTCTTTTTTTTGCGCACCAAATTGCGCAATATGCATTTTAATACTTGCGTTACTCGCAATTAATGATTATCTTCTAGTCATCGGTATATGGCACATGTGCCGCAGCGGTCCGGGGATTCCTTCAAGTATCCAGATCCAGCGGGTAGCCGGAATGTGCAAGCCAGGCAAGTACGACGGCCAGAGACGTTTCACCAGCGTGGCGATCAGGTGACAGCCCAGACGATATCTGAGTGGCTATAAAAACAGATGGGAGCCGGTGGAATCCCGGCACACAACATGAAAGCGCACTCCATCAACTATCGGTTGTGGATGGCAGGTAAGTAAACGAACGGAGTGCGCTTCCAGTTGTGTTAACCGTAGTAGCTGTACCACATGCTGTGTGTAGTCTTGGCGGTCGGCAGTTTTGAATGTCCTTATTGTCGACCGCCCCTTTTACACAACTGAAAGCGCGTTCAGCGTTCAACTTGAGAGGCCGTAGTCGTTAAATCAACTCAGGAGAACGCGCTTCCAATTGTGGAGAAGCTAACTGGCGGTGGCAGCCGCCCGTTTCACTAAGTGCCCTGGTTGGGTGCTTATTAAAACGAACCCCCTTAATTTTTTGTCGCCAACCGGCGAGGGATTCGTGCAACCAAAATTCAGCGCTGTGCAGAGCGCGTATAACACGGAGAAACTATCCATGGCGAACACACAGAACGTCACCGAATTACAACCATGCATGACCCGGGAGCAGCTGATCGACGCAGCGCGTAAGGCAGCACCTCTCCTTCCGCCAGCTTATCGCGGCATTATGACCGAACTGGCTAACCGCCTGGATATTACCAGCGTCGCGCTTTGCGAAGCGATGGCGCAGCGTAAGGAACTGGCTGTTCAGAACGCCACCTTGCGTGAAGATGTCGCAAGCTGGGCCAAAGAGTGTGACCGCATTGTTGAACGCCACACGAAGACCAGAACCAATATGCATTTACTGGAAGCCCAGCGAGAATTGCGTGAGCTGTCACCCATCGTCATTTCCCAAAATAACGAGGTGGCTCTCTGATGGCTAACTCATTCAAGCAAATGACCCGTGACGGGACCATCAAGCGCACCGATACCGGGATGTTCATCAGCCTTGACCAAATCCATGTGCGGGAAGGTTTCAACAAACGCGAAGATGATGAACGTACCCGCCAGGCAGATGATGACCTTTTCAACTATCTGATGAATGGTGGCTCCGTTCCCCCGCTGGAGGTTATCGCCCGTGATGAAGGTGGAGTGTGGGTTGTTGAAGGCCACCGTCGGCGTCGCTGCTATGCGCGCTGTGCAGAAGCTGGTAAGCCAGTAGACCGCATCCACATCATGCCGTTCAACGGTAGCGATGTTCAGCGCCTGGCGCGCATCATGACCAGTAACAACCAGCTACCTCTATCCGATATGGAACAGGCAGCTGTTATTCAGGAGCTGCATAACGCCTTCAACCAGACCACCAGCGAGATAGCAAAGCTGGTGAATAAGTCTGTGTCCACCGTTGAAAAGCTGCTGCTCCTTAGCACTGCTAACCACGACGTACAGCAGGAGGTTAAATCCGGTGCTGTGTCAGTCGATGTCGCGGTTGATCGCGTTATGGAGTATGGCGAACAGGCCGGGAAAGTACTCCAACATGATAAAGCTGTAGCGGCTGCTCAGGGTAAATCGAAAGTAACCCGTAGCTCTATCGCGCCGGAGCTGAGTGTAAAGAACGCACGCCGTTTCGTTGAGCTGATGGCTCAGGCCACGATCAGTGATGAAGGCGTCTTCACTCTTGAAGGGAGTGCGCTGGCCGAGGCGCTGTCAATTATGGACGAACATAAAGCGATTGCCGAAGCGCGTGAAACTTACCGCCTGTCACAACCAGTCCCTGAAACTGAGATCAGAGGGAAAACTCTTTACGTCAGACTTGAAGGTAATGAGATCGGGAAAGCGCAAATCTATCGCGGTAAGAACGTCATCCTTAATGGGATCGTGACCAGCCAGTCAAAGGCTGTGGCCCACTTCGTTAAGCAACACAAATTGCAGCAGGAAAAAAATCATGACAGCCAATAAACCAATGACCGGCGAACAGCTGGAAGAACTGATGACTATTGCAGTCAACATGCAACGAGACAGTGAAAAGGTGAGTGACCGCCCTGTTGCTATGTTCGCTTATGCAGTGCAGGTAGCTGTTCTGGAACTGCGTAAGGTTCGTAATGAAGCTATGGCGCTGGCTGTGGAGAATGCGGGGCTGAAGAAGTTCATTACTCAAGAATGTCACGTTGCGCACGTTGAGCCAGAGACATTCTACGAAGAGGAAATTACTCGCTACGTTAATGCTGATGGGTACGAGCCAGAAACCACGGCGACCGACACTTTCCTGGCTGAAGTGCGGGCGCAGGCGCGTAACGAGGGCATCAACTATGCCGCCAGTCGTCTCGCAGCTGCATTCAATCACGGTTTCGTTGATAAGCCTCTGACAGAGGTCTGCGACGTGGTGCGCATGATTCTAGACACCAAAGAAGACCTGGCAAAATCCACGCTGCCAGCCGTTGATGGATTATCTGGAGAGTACGCAGAAGCGTTTCTCGAATTTTCCGCAGACCAGCTTCGACAGGAGGCCGCCCAATGAGCAACATCGACAAACGCGCGACAGAGCTGTTGATTGAAAACGGCGTGCTGGTTGCCGACACGTTGAGGCATTTGGCTGATAACGAAATCGACTCAGACTACTTCGCTATTTGCCATACCAACGAAAACGGCACTGAAATTGAATGCGAGCTGGCAATTACCGATTACGCACGCCAAGCGGCCGGAACCGTAGATGAATTGGTTAAGGCGCTGGAAGCCGCAGAGAGGCGGATTGCTGAGCTGGAGGCGCGGGAGGTTGTATTGCCACAGCGCTATAGCATGTTGCATCGCGTAGATTTCGATGAGCCGTATCACACGGAAATGGTTTACAAGCAGCATCAGGTGCTTGAGGCACTGCACGATGCTGGAGTCAACATCGCCGCAGCCGGTAAAGGAGAGTGAGCATGGCACTGACGAAAAAACAGCGCGCAGAGCTGCGGATGAAGTTCGGCGGGCGCTGTGCTTATTGTGGTTGCGAACTTCCCGAAAAGGGCTGGCATGCTGACCACGTTGAGGCGGTGCTGCGAAAATCTGAGCAGTGTATGAAGGCTGCTGCGAAAGGCATCTTCAAACTGAAAGCTACGGGTGAATACTACAGGCCAGAAGATGAAAGACTGGATAACCTATTTCCGGCATGTGCGCCCTGCAACTTACTGAAAACATCCTACTCGCTGGAAATGTTCAGAAAGCAGGTATCTCTTCAGGTCGAGCGAGGGCGCAAGAGCAGCATGAACTTCCGAACGGCAGAGCGTTTCGGCCTTATCGAGGCAGTTGAGAAGCCAGTGGTATTCTGGTTCGAACAGTATCAGGAAGGAGCAGCATCATGAGCATACTTACCAAAGAATGGCTCCAGCAGACTATCGCGGAGCTTGAAGAAGAGCGCGATGCTGTGCCCGGCGCAGTAAACGAAGATGCAGTGATGGCGCTTGAGGCGATGAAACGGGCTCTGGCATCGCTCGAAGCGGAACCCGTGGCGTTCAGGTCAAAGCTAAAGCCACCATCTGCTATCGGTAGCGAGAGCTGGGGTTATACGGAGCATCGCCAGCCAGATGCTTTCGAACTTGAGAGCTGTGTGATTGAGCGACTCTACACCGCCCCGCCAGCTCCGTTTGTACCTGATGAGATAAACGTGCTGCAAGCCGCTAATTTGGTGTTGACGTTAGGTGTTTTGGACAACGGTATTCCGACCGTCGCTATGAAAGTATGGAACTCCTGCCGCGCCGCCATGCTTCAGGGGGCCGAACAAACAAACTACCGCGCTATCGTTGAGCGGATAGCTGAAATAATTCATGGCAAAGTGACTGATATCGATCTGCTTACGGTAACAGTTAAGAGCATGAAGGATAAATTGCAGAAATAAACACCGGGTGCAGCCGGTTAAGTGGAGAAAAACGCATGGGGCAGTTAGTAACACTTCATGAGTGGGCATCTGGTCCTAATGGATTCAAATATCCATTAAGCAACTCAGCATTAAACAAAATAGCAAAGACCAAGCAAACTTATCCGCCAGCCTTAAAGCAAGGTCGGCGCTGGGTTATAGATGAAGATGCTCGTTTTGTTGGCATGGTTGGCAGTGTTGATATTTCTTCATCATTATCAGACAAGGCCCGCCAGTTAGTGGAGAAAGCAATAAATGGCAGCTCGCCCCAGAAAACATAATGTCAAAATACCCAACCTTTACTGTAAATTAGATAAGCGTACTTCAAAAATATATTGGCAATATCGCCACCCTGTAACAGGTTCATTTATTGGATTCGGAACAGATGATGAAGCGGCAAAAGCTGCTGCAATCGAGATGAACCGTATAACCGCAGAACAAGAAACTCAGCAATCTTATGCTCTGATTGATATGGCAATGAAGAGCTCAGGGAAAAAGGATCAAGGTATACGTGTTTCTGAGTGGATTAAAAAATACATCGAAATTCAGATGGAAAGGTTGCGTGACGGTGAGATAAAAAACCCTACTGTAAAATCCAGACGATTATGTTCTCAGATTCTCGCAGATAGAGTGCCAAACCTTCGCCTGAAGGATGTTGATACAAGACTCATTGCAAAAATTATTGATGAATATAAGGCAGAGGGAAAGCACAGAATGGGCCAACTGATAAGAAGCGTACTAAACGACGTGTTCAAAGAGGCGCAGCATGCTGGCGAGGTTGATCCTGGCTACAACCCAGCCTTAGCTGTAAAAAATCCAATAGCCAAAGTGAAACGAAGCAGACTTAGCATTGAACAATGGAAATTGATTTTTGAAAGCGCAGGCTCTTTGCCGCCTTGCGCTCAAAATTCTATGCTTTTGGCTTTAGTAACCGGGCAAAGGATAGGTGACATAGTCGAGATGAAGTTTAGTGACATTTGGGATAACCACCTTCATGTTACCCAAAATAAAACCGGAATGAAGTTAGCTATCCCCTTAAATTTAAGGTGCGATGCAATCGGATTGACTCTGGCTGATGTTATCCGTAAGTGTCGCGATAGAGTAGTGAGTCCTTATCTGATACATCACGTTAAGCATCACGCTTACGGTAAAGCGGGATCTCACGTTCCCGAAAAAACAATATCAAGATATTTTAAGGAGGCAAGAGATAAAGCAAATATTGCCTGGCCTAAGGATTGCACTGCCCTCCCGCCGTTTCACGAACAGCGCTCGCTTTCATCAAGAACATACAAAGCCCAGGGTATAGATGTCAAAACTCTTTTAGGGCATAAAACCGAAGCAATGAGCGTAATGTATGGAGATGACCGTGGTCTAGAATGGAAAAAAGTTGTGATTTAAACGGGGAGTTTTGGGGAGTTATTTTGGGGATGTTTTGGGGAAGGATTTTTATTACTTAAATTCATGCACTTACATTTTAGCGAATTGCTCCAGAAACAGTCGTCCACCAGCAACGCATGACCCAACAGCCAGCGCACCCGCTGGCTGTTTTCTTTCAGCCCTCTCCGTCCCGTGCTAATGTAGCAAGCTACGTATTGGCAAATCACAGGTGAAATCGTTATGTCTGATGACGTGATCGGGACGACGCCCCATCAGCGGCTAATCAGCTTATTAACCGAGCAGGAGGCGCGCTTTCGCGTGGTGGCGCATGAGGCCGTTGGGAAATGCGAAGCGGTCAGTGAAATTCGCGGGACCGATCTCCGACAGGGTGCAAAAGCACTGGTCTGCAAGGTAAAAGGCAACGGTGTTAAGAAACATATTCTGGCAATCCTCGCCGCCGATCGGCAGGCCGATCTGAGCCTGCTGGCCAGTCATTTCGGTGGGCTAAAGGCCTCGCTCGCCAGTCCGGCTGAAGTGGATGCGCTTACCGGCTGCGTTTTCGGCGCCATTCCCCCCTTCAGCTTTCATCCGGATCTGACGCTGGTCGCCGATCCGCTGCTGTTTGAGCGCTTCGATGAGATCGCCTTTAACGCCGGCCTGCTGGAAAAGTCGGTGATTATGGACACCCAAGACTATCTGCGTATCGCCCGTCCTGAACTGGTGACGTTCCGTAAACAATAAATACTGCGGCTGGCTAACGGTCAGCCGTTTTCCAGCAGCAGCACGGAAGCAATCAAAATAATCGCGATAATAAAAAACGATGAGGAGATAATCAGCGTTTCGACAAACATAGGATCGTTCAT